TGACCGATGCTGCCACTGTGTACATCGATATCACGAACACGGGCGGTGAATGCTACTCGGGGTTCTCCGGTGAAATGCTAGGCGAGGGCGAAGCTACTTCTCGCTGGCGAACAGGGGCGTATCAGACTCGATGGTCAGGAGAGGTACAGGAACGATGGGTTCTTAGTGGACTATCAACTGAAAGTGGGTGCTAATGCCAATTGGCCCGCTTGCGAAAGGGACAGATGAAACAATTCACGCGGACTACGTTGACCGTTCAGGAACTGTTACTGATCTTTCAGGTTCAGGCCCAACGTTTGATGTAATCGATTTCGCCGATGTATTCAAGGTTACCGCAGGGTCAGCTACGGCAAGCGGCTTGCGAATCTCGGTTCCGTTAGATACTAACTTTGGGGGTACATGGGTTGTAGGAGAGTACCGCCTGTTTGTGAAGTTTACAGTAGGTGCGGATGTAATTCGCAAAGGGCCATACTACTTTCAAATCGTACAGTAAGGAGGAAAAGGTGAAGTGGATTAATCCGAAAACAGGCGAACTTGAGCGTCGTCCGCCTGGTCTATTGTATTCGCATCTTGACGAATACAATCCGTTCGATCAGCCAGTACAGGAGCACGGACGCGCTTTGATGGATCGTGTTCGTAGCCGCATGCCTGCGAGCGTTCGTGAATTGCTCGATAAGAGTGCGAAGACTCCGTGGGATGGAGAAGCAGTAAAGGCATCGAGTGTTGGTTGGCGCGACATGCTTACGCCTCGTCGTGTGCTGGTTGCTGACGGTGCAATTATCTCCAACATCACGACCGAGACGATCATGGTGCCCGACTTCACGTTTGCTGCCGATTATCTCGAAGTGGGCGACGTGCTCAAGTATACGTTGTTCTTCGGTTGGTCAACCGTGATTACAACGCCTGGTACTCTCACGCTTCGTTTGCGTTGGGGTGGCGTTGGTGGAGCCATACTAGCAGTGTCAGGTGCGTTCGCACCCGATCCTACGGCGGGTTCTACGTCGGTCACAGGTAAAGTCGAGTATGTCATGGTGTGTCGTTCGACTGGTACGGCAGGATCGGCAGTCACGATCGGTCACATGATTCCTGGCGGAGACTTCGATGACGCATCTGCAACTACGCTCAAGGGCAACCTTGACATGTTGATGATTCCAACATCGGCGCCTGGCACGCCGGTTGCAATCGATACAACGATCGCAAAGGCATTGTCGCCTACGGCACAGTTCTCAGTTGCAACGTCACCGACGAACCTCACAAACTATATCGCGTTGCTTGAGAGCCTGAACTAGATGAAACGCATTACTGTAATTGCCGTCACGATAGGTATTGCGCTTGGGCTTACAGGGTTTGCCCTAGCTACTCATACTACTGAGATCGAAAAAATCGTTTTGCCTTGGACGCTTGTTATTGGGGATGAAACTGTAACGGGTGAAACGACGATTACGGACACTGACGTTCTACCGCATGAAACAATCACAGGCCCGACAACGACCATTACGGACACAACCATAACTACGGTGACTGTCACGGAACCGCCACCTACTACAACCACGGAGCCTACGCCTCCCGGCGATCTCGTCTGCACCACGGAGAACTATTGGAACGAGGTTGAAAACAAGCAGGCATGGACGTGGGATGAGTGCAAAGTGGGAACCGTGATCGAGGTCACGAATGAGGAGTGGGCTTGCCGCGAGCCGATCGCAAACTACGGCCCGCTTCCGATCAAGGTCGTATCGCGTTGGAGTATTCCGAATCCTAGTGGCTCACCAAACATCGCAATTTCGATCAACTCGGGTTGCACCGCTTCCGCAGGTACGGCCATTAATCTGATCCCGGACGTGCAGGGTGTAAGCGGTGGGCAAATCTCGGATGCCTTCAAAACGCGTCAGGTTCCAGGGCCACAGAACATTCGCTTGACCGGAAGGCTCGGGTGTGGCGATCGGCTTGCCGCTGACCATCAGGACGGTGTGCAATTGCAAGGTGGCCGCGAAATCGCCTTCGTGAACATGGACGTTGGAGGGGATTACGAGGCTGGCGAGGCGAACTGCCAAGGAGCGGGCGGCGCATTTTTCTGGTCGATCAATGAGACGCTTGCGGTTATTCTCGGCGGGACGTACATCGGATGCAATCACGCACTTGACGTGCATTCCGGCGAGGCAGCACTTGGCTCAGGGGTTCGTAACGCGAAATTCCGCTCTGGGCGCAACTCAGGAAATGGTGGCCCGGCGGGTCTGTGTGAAAGAGCAGATGGGACGCCTTTCTTTACTTCGCCGCCGTGTCTTAATACGGGCAATCTTAATTTCTTCGATAACAATGTCTGTCAGCGCTGGAATGGTACGGCTTGGATAAATCAATAGATGACACTTGCACTTCCAGTCGTTTCGAACGCCGTTCACGAAAGTAACTTCGAGGCAACCCCGTCTCTGAGTCCCGGTACGCTCATTACGGCGAGCGCTACGCCACACACCAAGGGCGCGTGGATTGACGTGGTGCCATAGATGACGCTCGCGCTTCCCGTTCCTGCGTGGCTTGCGTTCGAGACGAACCTTACGGCTACGCCTGTCGCAGGGGCAGGAAACCTCATCACGGCCGCTGGTACTGCTCACGTCAAGGGTGCGTGGACGTCGTGTATCGATCCCGTGGACTATGACTCCTACGGTTTATGGATAGGACTCAACGATAGCGCGGTTGCGAATACGCGCACGGATCAGTTGCTCGACATCGCTATCGGGCCGTCCGGAGGCGGCTCGGAACAGGTCATCGTCTCTAACCTGATCTGTGGTTGGAGTGCCACCGGAGCGGCGAGCGCAACCTACATGGGACGCAGATTCTTCCTGCCGATCTTCATTCCAAAGGGTGTTCGCGTCTCGGCACGCATCCAGGCGCTCATCGTCTCGGATACGATGCATTTACAGATCGGACTGCTCGGAGGGGAGTCGAATCTCGGCTGGCCTATCTGTATGGGAATGGACGATTATGGCGTCGATACGGCCACATCGGGCGGAACCTCGCATACCCCCGGAAACTCCGGTGCGTACTCGGCCTACACCAACTTGGGCTCGACTCTCTCCCGGAACTATAAGGGTGTCCTCATGCTCCCGCAGGGAACGATGAGTGACACGGTGATGGGGAGCCTCGCCTACTACTGGCAGGCAGCTATCTCTTCCGGCACGATTGCCTCGTGGCAATACGAGACGACTACTGGAGAGAATGTGACCGGCCCGTGGCCGGGGCAGCCCTTCATGGCCGAGTTGCCATCGGGTACGCAAATGCAAGTGCGAGCGACCTGCTCGGGCACGGCCGAGGCACAAGATGTCGGGATGTATTGTCTCTACTGATGGCGATCACGGCGACATACGTGGTATCTGACACGAAAAAGGTGGCTCATGTTCATCTACGCGAGAACGGAATTGATCTCGGTTCCTTCGTCGTGACCTTTACGAATCGTGCAAACCTACGAACGAAACTACAAGCCATACTTACCGAGTTGTCGGCTGAGTTAACTCGTATAAGAGGAGAGGTTTAGCTATGGGATGGCATGCAGGAGAGAAAACGACAACTGCGGAGAACGCAGTGCAAGTTGCACGAGAGTCATTTGCTGAAAACCACGCAGAAGCTACAGAGGAAGAGAGAGCACAGTTTGATGCCGCTATTCTAGCTCTTGAATCCTTTGTTTTGCATGTAGATCCCGACCGAGTGATTAAAGCACGCTGTCAGGGTCATGTACGTGAATCTGATAGTGATAGAACCGGAACGTACATTTCAGTTACCGTAGCAGAACATATAACGAGCTGAAATGGCAATCTCGGAACCATTTGCAGGTACGGAGGCAGTTGCAACAACTGAGTGGTCGATCACGACGGATACGTCCTATGATACCGCCGACGCGCAAACCGACGACGGAATCTACCAGGTTTGGCTCGACGTGAATGACATGGTTGCAGGCGATCAACTTCAAATTCGTCTTTATGAGAAAGTTGGCTCGGCCTCTACGCAACGCATCACGGATGAATTCATTCTCGTCGGAGCGCAGGCGACTCCAGCATGGGTATCAGTCACACTGATTCTGTTACACGGGTGGGATATAACGCTCGACGCGCTAGCGGGCACGATTACGGTCGATTGGTCGATTCGTAAGGTCGCATAAATGTCGCACCCGCTTTACGGGCCTCTTCTACCTGGCGGAGCGCAGCTTCAGTCCGCTGGAGTAGAAGCTTCTCCTACATTCGTACAATCATCGAATGCTCCGGCATTCAATGTATTGCCTCATCTTTGGGCGAGGCGACGACCGGCACAAGCTGCGGCTGATCCAGCGATCTTTGTATCCGTTGATTATGACGATCAGGATACGATCTATGTAGATATCCAAGTTAGTTCGGTTGAGCTAGCTGAGTTTGTTGATAGTAATGAAATCTACGTTGATATTCAAACATCGAGCGTTGAATTCGCTGAGTTTGTCGATATCGCTGAAGTCTATGTAGATGTTCAAACTAGCAGTGTTGAAGTAGCCGATTTTGTAGACAGTACCGAGGTCTATGTAGATATTCAGTCTTCGAGTACGGATATCCTTGATGCTGTTGATCAGGCTGAAACGTATGTTGACATTCAACCTAGTGGTGTCGATGTTGCTGAATTTGTTGATAGTGATACTAGTTACGTCGATATTCAAGTTGACAGCGTTGATGTAGCTGATCTAGTCGAAAGTGCCGAAGTCTATGTAGATATCCAAGTTAGTTCGGAGGAAGTTTTTGTTTCAGCCGAGCCAACTTTTATACAATCGTCAATAGTTCCAGCATTCTTAAAACTACCTCATCTATGGCAAAGAAGGCGACTCGCACGACCGGCAGCCGATCCTGGTATCGCCGTCGGTGTTGTTTATACCGAGGCAGATACCATTTATGTCAATATCGATGTAAGTAGTGTAGAGCTTGCTGAGTTTGTTGACAGTGATCTAGTCTACATTGATCTCCAAGTCCAGTCAGACGATGTTGCACAATTCACTGACGCCTCTGTGGTAGTTGTAAACCTAAGTCCATCGGCGGCAGAAATTGCTGACTTGGTTGATCTAGCGACGATCCTTGTTGATCTAGATGTCTTCTCTGTCGAATTCGCTGAGTTCGTTGATAGCAATACTGTAACAGTTTCCTTCTCTGTCCTTAGTGCAGAGGAGTTTTCTTACAGTGATGCAGCACAGGTCTATGTTGATATTCAACCAGGCTCAATTGTTATCCAGGTTGACTTTCTACTTGAAATCGTAGGCTGTGTAACTCGTTGGACAATCGAAGTACCGATTGCAAGTAGATGGGCACTTGTAGAAGCCATCGCAAGATGGGGAATCCTTGAGACAAGGAGTATCGTGTGGAGGACTTAAATGGAAGTGCTTAAGAAGGGAACCGTCGAATCACTCCTAGTCCCTCTGCGCGACAGACTAGGAAACATTCTCACGCTTGCTAGTGTGACGAATCTCAAGTTCGATACGAAGAAGAAGGATGATGGTACTGCTTGCGAAACCAATAAGACAGCGACGTTTGACGTTGATCAACCAATGACGGCTATCTGCGAAATTGACACAACTCTGGCAGCGTATGTTATCGAAACCGATGATGACCACGAAGAGTTCAAGCTGTATCTCAAATACACGGCTGGCTCTGAAAGCCCCATTCTCGGGCCTGTCTTCTTTCGCGTAGAGGACGATTAATGGCTGACGCAAGGGTAAATATAAAAATTGAAGGAAAGGTTAACATGCCCAGGGTGCTAACTGATATTGATTTGGATGAAGTTGAAATTGGCCTAGAGGATCAAAGGGTAATCGAGTGGCATTTGCAATGGTTGCGTCACGGAGGATATTCGAAGAAGAACGCAAAGTTGATTGCTTCCTCGAAGATCGATTGGCGTTTTGCAAATCAACTACTTAAGCGTTGCTCCGATGAAAAGCTAGCGATGAGAATCCTATTTTGATAAAAGAAACTCCTCTAGGAAATTTCAAGAGGGTATCTAACGATCCCTTTACGGAGTTTTCGGACACATGGAAATTCGAATGTCCTAATTGTAAGCGATGGGACTATCTTGACAACGATCAATGGAATGGTCAAGTATCTGTAGATCATTCTCCCGATTGTACTTACCACGAGACTCATAATTATAAGGCCGCTCTGCTAGAAAGTTTTAGGCATGATTGATCCTGAACGCAAAAAGTTCATTTTCGGAAAGCTTGATTACAAGCCGCATTCTCGTGGGCAGCAGGAGATTCACGATTCGGACAAGCGATTTCGTACTCTTTGCTGTGGGCGTCGTTGGGGTAAGACGACGTTTGGTGCGAACGAGATGACGGCTGCTATCTGTGATCCTTCTCAAGAGGGATACTACTGGATCGTCGGCCCGAACTACGTTCAGGGTGAGAAAGAGTTTCGCATCGTTGTGAAGAATCTGACCAAGTTGAATTTGCGTAGCAAGGTCAAAATTCAGTACAACATCCCACAGGGACTAATGACAATTAGAATGCCATGGGATACTGTGCTGGAAGTAAAGTCGGCCGAACGCCAGGAATCATTGCTCGGGGAGGGTCTAAAGGGGGTAATTATGGCGGAGGCTGCACGACATTCTCGTGATACATGGGAACAGTACGTGCGCCCTGCTTTGTCGGACAAAGGCGTTGATGGTGAAAGAGGATGGGCTATCTTTACATCGACGCCACGTGGATTTAACTGGTTCCAGGGATTGTGGTTGATGGGTCAGCTTAGATCGAAGCATCCAAACTATGAGTCTTGGCGACTGCCTAGTTGGGGCAATCCGATTATTTATCCCGGTGGTCGAAATGATGCAGAAATCGAGGAAATCGAGGATGAAGTTTCTAAGCAGTTTTTCTCACAGGAGATTGCTGCCGAGTTTACATCGTTCGTTGGGGAAATTTACGACGAGTTTGATCCGTCCGTACACGTCATTCCGATAGAGTATAATCCTAACTGGCGCAACTTTTGGGCACTCGATTACGGTTGGACTAACGAATTCGTATGCTTGGATATCATGGTTGATCCTGACGACAACGTGTACGTATGGCGCGAGTACCATGAGAGTTACAAATCGACTTTCGATCATGTGTTGATTCTGAAGCATCAACCAAATCCTCCAAATTTCCATGTCGATTCAATATTCGGTGATCCTCGTGGCCCTGATCAAGCGGCTACCTTCGCGATTCATCATGGGCCTGTCTTTAGTATGGCTCCGAAAACCAATGATCAATTCTCAGAGTGGTTTATCGGAATTGAACAGGTTAAACGATGGATGAAGATACGTCCCGATGGTAAGCCGAAGCTCTATATCTCAGATGCGTGTCCTAACCTGATCCGTCAGATGTCACAGTTGCGTCCACCCGAGGGCAAGGAAGGTAAGAATGCACCGGAAGGCCAGCACAAACATGATGATCATGGCCCCGATGCGCTTCGTTACTTCTTTACACAGTACTTCCTCATGGGCGCTGGCTCGTCCCTAAGCGACGTGTACGCTCCCTCGCAGATGCAAAGCGAGGCCGCCGGGTTTTTCCGTCAGCATTCTCCGTTTGTGAGACAACTATAAATGTCGATCCTTGATCGATTCAAAGTAACGCAACAAACTCCTGATCCTCGCCGTCGCGTTACGGGCACATCTTATAGCGCGAAGGGATCAATTCCTACTGATGGTTCGGCCTTGAAAGAGCAAGGCTCGTCTCGCGGTGGATTGATTCGAGACATCGTTCCCGAACTTGGGAACCGCACTCAGGCTACTCGCGTATATGAGCAGATGACCAACGGCGATGCAGCCGTTGATGTTTCACTTCGCGCTTCGAAGATGCCAATTCTCGGCGCTATGTACTTTGTGGAGCCTTTCGATGATACAGATGAAGCGCTCGATATTGCAGAGTTCGTTGAGTATAATCTATTGCAAGGTGCTGGCGCACCATTGCTCAATGTTCTTGAAGATATCCTTCGCATGTACGAATATGGATTCTCGGTTATTCAAAAAGTCTATGAGACTCGTGAGTGGGCACCGAAGCGAACGGGTGCGAACCGTCGTAACTATACGATGCTCAAGAAGCTAGCACCGCGTCCGACTCCGACAATCAAGACGATCAACTACGATGACAATGGTGGCCCACTCTCGATAACGCAAAGTGCTCTGGACGCAAAGAACAAAGTTAAGGACGTTGATATCGAGATCAAGGACTTGATCATCTTTACAAACAATCGTAAGGGCGGCAACCTAGAAGGTAAGTCATTGCTTCGTACTTCGAGAACGCATTGGTACTTCAAATCGAATCTTTACAACATCGATGGAATTCAGAAAGAACGTCATGGCATGGGGTTCCCTGTGGTCGATCTTCCTCCTGGTTATACCGATCTAGATAAGGCAGCCGCTTACGAACTTGTTACGAACATTCGAACGAATGAACGTGGCGGAGCGGTTCTTCCACCAAACTGGATTCTCCGATTCCTAGATATTCCGGGTAATCCAGTCAATGTGATGGAGTCGGTCGAACATCACAACGGAATGATCATGCTGAACACCATGACGCAATTTCTTCTGCTTGGACTTGAAGGAACTGGTGGCGGTAGAGCAACGTCAGGATCACATCAGGACATGTTTACGAAGTCACTTCGTCATGTAGGCAATCTGATTTGTGATTCGATCAATCTGTACTGTGTGCCCTATCTTGTCGGTTACAACTTCGATACCGATAAATTCCCGAAGCTTCAGGTGCGCAACATTGGTGAAACGAAGGACATGCAGCAATGGGCATCGGGAATCGCGAATCTCATAACGGCCGACGCAATCACACCTGATATCGAAACTGAGAATTGGGTACGTTCGATCATCGATGCTCCTACGAAGAGGGGTGGCGTTCAAACGCCGTTGGAAAAGAAGACAAGCTCACAGAAGGGAACGGTAACAGAACGAGAGGGCAACACAGGAGCCGCTACCGATAGCGCGGAGGGCTAAATGCGCGACTATTCACACATCATTACCGGAATGACATCCTCACCGTGGATGATTACGGAACCCGCGATGAAGATGATTTGTGAGATTGTTGAATCTCATATCACAGGGAAACTGTCTCAAGAAGACATTCGTATTCGTTACCAGGAGGCTCGTCAGGAGCGCAACGGCCGTGCAACGAATCATCAAAACGTTCGTGGTGTCGGTGTACTTCAAATCGCCGGGCCAATCTTCCCCAAAGCGAATTTGATGACTGAAATGAGTGGTGCTACATCTGTGGAGCAGTTTCGCCAGGACTTCCGTGCAATGATGGCGGACAAGTCAGTTGATGCGATTCTACTCGATATCGATAGTCCTGGTGGTCATTCTGCTCAGATTGCAGAAATGGCCGCAGAGATTCGTGCTGCTCGTGACGTTAAACCAATTTGGTCTATCGCAAATACGACGGCTACATCAGCGGCATACTATCTTGCTTCCGCAGCAGATAAGGTGTTTGCATCGCCATCGGCACTAGTAGCGAACGTTGGCACTATCATGGTGTATCGCGATGATAGTAAAAAACAGGAAATGTTTGGAATCGTAGAAACACCAATCGCATCTAGCGACTTGAAGAAGGTTGGTTACGGCCCGCTCGATGACGAAAAGTACAACTATCTTCAGGGAATCGTAGACGATATCAACGCTGACTTCATTTCAGGAGTTGCTCTTGGACGAGGAATGAGTGAAGAGGAGGTTCATACAAATCTTGGAGACGCGGCCGTTCTAACTCCACGTCAGGCAATGGAAAAAGGCGCTATCGATGGTATTGCTACCTTCGATGAAGTCGTGAGCGAAATGGTTACACCTACGGGCCAGTTTGCTCTATCGAACACGAACTACCCACGGCAGGAGGATGGGCTTGACAAAGCGCATGGAGAACCTGGCCCGACGGGTGAACCTATTCCTCGTGATCCACCGGAAAAAGATGACAAAGCAATCAAGGGAGGTTGGAGGCGTGACACACCGCCACCGCAGCCGGAACAGACTACAAAGGAAGGGAGTGCAATGAGTAGGGAACAGTTGGAAACTCTCGCTACCGCACTCGGTGTGGAGTTCGATGGCGAGCTAAGTGATGCAGACCTTTCTACAAAGGTTCTAGAAGCATCGCAGGAGGCACTGTCGCCAATTCTCGAAGTCACACAGGATGCACGAGACTTTGCGAAGGACTACCCCGACAAGGCTCGCGAGCTTGCCGAGCTTAAGCAGTCAGACCGTGAAAGTGCTGCAAATCGTTTTGCGGCTAAGTTCAATCGTTTCGAATCCGACGAGGATTTGCTCAAGGGGCGTGGTTACTCATCTCTTATGGTGAGTAAGATCGAAGAGGCTCATATCAAGATCGCAGCGCGCACGTTCACGCATGAGAATCTTGGAGAACTACTCAGCACTGCCGCGAAGTCGGTAGTGAACTACAAGGAAGATGGTTCGTCTCGTGATAAGGAGCGAACGCCAATTAGTGCGAACGCTACCGTTCGTGAAGTTCGTACTCAGATGGCGGCGCTTGTTAAGGAAATCATGGAGCAGGACGGTTTGGATCGCAAAGCTGCAATGGCGGAGGCCGGCAAGCGTGAGCCGGAACTTGCCGAAGCATATCTCAGCAAGAGGTAGGAAGGAGGAATAAATGCCTAGTGCTACCAGTAATCAGGTTCTAAGTAAGGGTTTTATCGCGGCTGTCGCACTCACGAAGGGTCGTGCAGTTAAGTACAGTGGAAACCCCGAAGAGGTTACACCCGTTACGGCTGCAACAGATAAGGTTGCAGGAATTACCGTATTCGATGTTTCAGCGGCAGAGATCACAAAGGGCAAGGGTGCATCTCTTGTGATGGAGGGTCATGCCGTAATGGAAGCTGCTGCTGCAATTAACGAGGGTGATTTGATTGCACCTTCTACGACCGGAACGGGTCAGGTTGCTGTTGCTACCAACCGCGTCATCGGTATTGCGATGGAAGCTGCTTCGGGTGCTGGCAAATATTTCAAGGTTCAGCTTGACCTACCTGGTTCGATTCTCGTTTAAGAAAGGAGGAATACTTAGATGCCGATGTACGATCCGAGCCTGCTTTACACCGATCCAATTCTTACAGAATTCTCGGTGGGATATCAGCCGCAAGACCTAGTGGCCTTGAGGTTGTTGCCTGAAGTACCCGTCGATACACCGTCGGGACGATATCGCGTGTGGGATCGATCGAGTCGCGTGTACTTCCTTTCACGTCGTGAGCCTGGTACTGTGGCGAACGAAGTTCGTGGTGGGAAGTGGGCCGAGGATACGTTCAAAACTGTGCAGCATGCACTTCAGGGTGCAGTTGCGGATGAGGAAACTCGTGAACTTACTTCACAGGGCGGATACGCCGATGCAACATTCGGCGGAGTCTTCGGACTTGATCCGCATGAGAAGGCTGCCGCACTCGTTTTCGATAGTCTTGCACTCGAACACGAGCTAGCCTCTTCGGTGTTGCTTCGCAATACTGCATCGTATCCGGCTGGTCATAGCATAACGCTTGTTACGGCAGACCAGTGGGATAACTATGCAGGAGCTACGTCTAATCCGATCGATGTTATTCGAGCCGCGATGATCAAGATTAACTCGAAGATCGGAACGCCGCCGAATAGAATTGCAATGGGGCGTCTTGGTCAGACGTGGCTTGAAAACCATCCTGACGTTGTTGCTCGATTCACGAACTTCACACTTGCTGATCCTGGCGCGTTCCGAACGCTAACAGGATTCGAAGGTGAGTTTATTCTGATCGGTGACGACAACTACAATACGAACGATATCCTCGAAGCGACTGAAACTCTTGTCTCGGTATGGGGTAAGGATGTCATTCTCGCATACGTGAAGGAGGATCTTACTACGGACGATCTTTCGTTCGGTAAGACGTTCGCACAGCTTTATCCTGACGGCTCGACTCGCCCGACGGATAGATGGCGCGAAGATGGTCGTATGTCTGACATGGTTCGTACACACTGGAAATGGGACATCAAACTAACGTCCTCGATTGCTGGATACTTGATCAAGGACGCATTCTCGGCAACTGCCTGGTAATAGGAGAGAATTGCTATGGCTAAAGTGTACTACGCATGGAGTGATATCTATAACGGTGGTAAAGTGCGGGAAGTTCGTCCCGGTCGTAATGTTGTAGTTGACCGTAATTGGGCAGAACGTGGTTCCAAGGTCACACAGAAAGGACTAGGACTTTCAAACGAGGAATGGGATAACCTGGTCGAAAACGGGTCGATTCGTGACTATTCTGTTCCAAAGGGAATTAGAGACGATGAATCTCCTCACTCGTTTGTGCTTCGTGAGCTATCTGAAGGTGGAGAACTTCCGGCTGATCTCTTGCTGAAGATGTCCGCCCAAGGTTCCGCAGTAGGAGCACAACCACTGCCGGAAGAAAATGAGGAAGCCTCAGAACTAGCTGAGGCATGACATGCCGTTTGTCGATGATGCAGATATTCAGATTCATCTGCCAGTCGATAAACTCGATGTAGCGGAAATCCCTGACGATCTAGCTAACGCAAAACAAGACGTAGAGCGGATCGTCAGGGGCTACCTCGCGGGGCATTTTGAGGCAGCTACGCTAGCAGCGTGGACTAGCCCTGCGCAAACACCCTCGCAGATTCGCGCTATTGGTGGACGATTTGGCGCAGCCAAAATCTACCGAAATCGATACTCCGAAGATTCACTTGACGATCCTGAGTTCGCGCAGTTTCTCTACAACGAAGCGATGATGATGCTCAATAAGGTAATCAACGGCCAGATCATTCTGGATGGTGTAATAGACACAGGTTCTCAGTTCGACAACACATACTTTAATCCGAACGATACCACAGATGATCCTAAGTTTGCGATGGATGCGGTGTTCTAATGCCAGGTTCTCGCCGTCTAAGCTCTGCCGCACTCGTTGAATTCGAGTGGGTTCCCGATCCTGTGGTGTTTCAGCAAAAAATCTTTGCTGTCGCAGAAGCACTTGAAGATAGAACTGTGCCGATTCTGTACGCGCGCCAGAAAGTACAAGCAGACATTCGAGAGCGTTTCCAAACTGAAACGGCTCCCGATGGTACTCCGTGGGATGAATGGGCAGAGTCCTATGAGCCATTCGCCGAAGCATTTCCTAATGAGGGAATTCTCCGGCAGACGGATGAACTTTACGAAATGGCGACTGCATCGAGTGCGTTCATCGTTTCGAATGATACACTCTTCTATGATTCGGGTCATATGCCTGAACGGGGGATTTGGCATCAAGAAGGTCGGCCTGCTCGTGCAACGGCGGCAGGTAAGCATAATCCTCTTCCGGCTCGTCCGTTCCTTGGTCTATCTGACGATGCTGAAATCGCGATTTATGCTTTCTTTCAGGACTGGTTCGATCGTGCACTCGACTTGTACGTTACGACACGCGGTCGCATAGGTGGTCGTCATGCACGTAGAAGCGAAGTCAGTGGACAGTTCATTCCTAATTTCTAATGGCAGTTCAAGATTATAAAGACTCACTGGAAATCTTCGATTATCTTTACAAACTCATCGACGATAACAAAGGAACCCTAGGAGTAAAGTATGTTGCACAGCTTGACGAGGAATTGCTACCGCAGTATCCCGCAGTCCTTATCACACTGGAAGGGCCGACTCAACGTGAGCAACATGCGACTCGTATGTTCAGAGTCGAATGGCATTGTGATCTGTGGGTCTTTCATGCCGAACTTACAGTCGGTAAAGCTATCCGTAGTCGTCAAGATGTGGAGTTGGCAACGCGTGTCAGAAAACTTGTACACACTAAGTTCACATTCGATGATCATATCATCTTTGGATTCATCGATGGTGAGTTTCCGGGTCGTGCCCTACGAAGAATCGGTGCTAAACAAACAACCATCGTGGCAACGAGATTGACATGGATGGGAGAAAACCGTGTTCTATACCAGGATAGCTAGGAGGCAATCGTGGGATACAAACTTTCCATGAACCACCCGGACTATCCGAAAGGAACCGAGTTTGATGTTGGCGGTCTTCTCGTTCCTAACGGTGGTTCGGTCAGTGTAGACGAAGAAACGGAGCAGGCACTTGTTTCTCGTCATGGTGCTCCTGTGAAGGAAGCCCTTGGTGCAAATCCGCATCTGAAAGTAGAGGGCACTACTGAACTTTCAAAGTCGAAGACGGAAGGGGGTGAGGTCTAAATGCCAGCGGGTCTTGGTGGCGGCGGTTCTGTTGGAGTTGCTTTCGAAACGGTGATGGGTACGTATGTTGCTCCGACCGTGTTCGTGCCCGTACTGAATGAGGGCTTGAAATACACGGAGGCGAAATACTACTCCGAGCAGATTCGTCAGGAGAGTATCGTTAGTGATGTGAAGTCTGGCTATTACCATGCTGAAGGTGATGTTCAGCTTGAAGTCGATCCGAACAATATCGTGTACTTCCTGTATGCGTCTAGACACATCATTGCTAAAACAGGTGCAGGCCCATTCACATATACATTCACGCCTGGCAATCAAGCGTCAGCCGCTACGGGCGCAGGCCCTACTACTGCAAAGACACTCTCAATCACCGTCGTTCGAAACGAAATAGTTTTCGGGTATGCTGGTTGTACTGTCGGTGGTTGGGAATTCATGGTCGAGGACGGTGTACTAAAGTGTACGATGAACGTGCTTGGGCTTTCTGAAGCAGTACAGGCCAATCCTACGGAAACGTGGCTTGCCCCCGAACTCTATGGTGCCGATGCTCACTTGGTCGCTCTCGGTGCGGCCGCGGCGGTTCCAACATTCGCTGCGGATGTCAACTTCAACGGATTCACCTTCCGTGCAAACTACAACGCCGAGGCACAGAATCGTCTTGTGCAAGCTCGTTCTGCGAGCTACATTAGTTATGGGATTACCGATGCTGAGATCGAATCGGAACTCGATTTCCTTACGAGGGCCGATTACGACAACATGGTTGCTAACACTACTCGTGCAATCAGGCTATCTTCGCTTAATGGTGGTGCGACTCTTGCAGCGGCAACTAGTGGTATTGAGCTTCAAGGTAACCGTGTATCTTACGATGCCTATGACATTGGCCTCGAAGGTATGCCCGATTTGATCATGGCCGGATTTACCGGCAAGTGTGTAGGTATTGCAGGTGGCAAGGCGTATCAGATCAATCTCGAGAGTGCAGTCAGCATTACGTAATGCCCGTTCGTAGAACTAAAGGTGGTGGTTACAAGTTTGGCACGAAAGGTAAGACGTACAAAGGAAAGGGGGCTAAGGCAAAAGCTGCAAAGCAAGGGCGTGCAATTAAGGCATCAAGGAGAGGAAAGAAGTAATGCCGAAAGCAACTGTAAGCACTGAACACGAAAAGTTCGATCTTCGAACCTGCCCTGGCGGGTTCGTTGTTCTACGCCAGCTATCATACTCGGAAATGATGCATCGCCGGGATATCGCAGGTAGGCTCTACTATGAGCAGAAGGCGCCTGCGAGAAATCGTGCGGAACGGCGTGCACGGCAGAAGGATGGAGCGGACGAAACTCGTCGTGCTGAACTAGAAGTATTGAATGTGAAGCTGATGGAGTGGGAATTTGCCAAGTGCATCGTTTCTCACAATCTTGAAGACGATAATGGCAATCCTCTCGATTTCACTAATTCCATGTCATACGATGTTCTCGATCCGAAGATTGGTGCGGAGATCAACGAGTACATCGATGACATGAACCAGGAAGATGAGGAGTCCGTAGTCCCTTTGGCGAAATCGCCTACCTCATCCTCGCCGGATGGAACGACAAGGCCGAGTCCGATTATGGACGAAGCGCTGTAGATGAAGCTGTAAAGTGGCTTCGCTATGGCGCAATATGTAAAGCACTCCACGTCCTCCCAAGGGGAGGGGGAGTGCTAGATCAGCCGTCCGGAGAAATGCTAAGGCTCGAAAGAGTCCTAGATGCGTTTGCTCAATACGAAGAACTTCAGAACGAAAAAGCACGTGTTCGTGCCCTCAATCGCGATCGACACAAAAGGTAGTTAGAGCTATGGCAATGCGTATGGGCGAACTGATGGTCGTGGTTCGCGCTCAGGACTTCGCCTCACGTACTCTTAGACGTGTAGGTGCGGAAATGGGCCAGCTATCACGCGCCCAACGCATTGCCGCTGCTCAAACGAATATCGCGTTTCAGAAGTCGGCTGCACTGGCGCGAGTAGCCGAAGCCGAATCGATGATGCGCAGAGTGCGCTACATCGAAACCGGCCGGGCGATGAAGCAACAATTATCTGTTGCGAAACAATTACAAGAGTCCGAAAGTAAGATCCGTGGGCCTGGTGGGAGATTCAAAGCAGGCATAAAACAAACGGACATTCGAAACTGGCAGAACGCTACCGCCGCAGCAAACGCCTATGGTATCACAAACAAGAATCTTGCATCGACGGTACGTGATCTCGACCCCTTAGTCACCAAGTTCGATCAACGTATTGCGAACATGCCCGTAGGTTTGCAACGGGCCGCACAGAGTACAGGCGCATTTGGTAATGCCTTGTATAAAGCGAGGCGAAACCTCGATCTTGCCTACGCGGGTTTAAGTAGGGCGCAACAGGCAGAGCTAGCCTTTAATCAGGCTATGCGCGCCATGCCGATTCAGCGCTTACATGAAGTCGGTCATGCTTTGTCGGGTATCGGGCGAACCTTGCAGTTGTTCGGTGCTATTGGTACAGCCGCATTTGGCCTTGCAGCCGTTCAAGCTGCCAACTTCAGTAAGAATGTTTCCCTTGCAGCCACGCAGATGACGCGAATCGGCGCAGGCACGAATGAAGCTGTAGCAAACGCGGCAGAGCTAAGTGATGAGCTTCTTAAGCTATCTAAGGACTTTCCGTTTGCTGCCTCAGAAATGGCCGATGCAGTTTATGAGATTTTCTCGGGAACTAACGTTCAGCGTATTGATCAGGGAGTTAGTTTGCTAGAAGCCTTCGCCCGTGTGGCGGTTGCTGGTCAGGTCGATATTCAGACTGCTACTAAAGCTGGCATCATCGTTCTGAATAACTTCCGTGGTGCAGGCGAGGATGTAAGCGGGACGCTCAATCGGATGTTCGCGATCGTGCGATTTGGCTTTATGCGTTTCAGCGACTTCGCAACAATGCTGCCAAAGGTAGCTGCTGCGGCTTATGGTTCCGGTCAGTCCCTCGACGATATGGCCGGAATCATGGCCTTCCTTACGCGGCGAACGGGCGACGCAAGTATAGCAGCTACGCAGATTTCACGAGTTTTTGATCTGTTCGCTCGGAAAGAGTTCGAAACTGGATTGCATAAGATCAATTCGGAGTTCAAAGGCATGCGTGACGTGGAAGGCAAGTTGCTTCCTCTGCCGGAATTACTTGGGAACATTATGAAGGCATTTCCTGAACTTGCGAAAGGCGGGAAATCTCTGGAGCGGTTCATTCAGACCGTTACTCGTGCTACCGATCCAAAAACGAAGGGACTTCTCTCTACGGCAGAGGCACGTAGATTCTTCCGTTTCGTATTTCGTAATTTTAAAGAGTATGCGATGTTGCAGAGAAAAGCCGTTGCGGATAACGGGGAATTCCAGCGTTCTTTTGAAACTATGATGAAGACCCCTGGAGTTCAATGGGACATCTTCGTTAATCGAATAAAGGTCGGTATTGTCGTTATTGGTAATGCTGCTATTCCCGTGTTTGCGAACATGGGTAGAGCTATTGCGCGATTTCTTGACTGGTGGGAGCAGCTCGATAAGGGTACAAGAAATACGATAGTTAAATGGGGAGTGCTCATTTCTGTGGGAGCACTTGTCACAGGTGTTCTAGCTAGTATAATCGGTGCTCTTATATCATTGGCACTGATGTTTGGAGGAGCCGCATTTAATATAGGAAAGTTTATTGCCGGTTTGTTCGGAATAAATAAAGCTCTGTTCGCAATGAGAGGTGGATTACCCGCTCTCTTACTGCTTACTCGACTTGTTGGCTTTCTTTCAGCCATCGGTGTCATAACTCTCGCTCTCAAAGTCGCTTGGACGGGTCAGGCTACGGCGATCGATTTCATTATGGGTGCGATTGCAGGAGCCGGTGCCGGATTCTTACTCGGTGGGCCTCCTGGTGCAATCGTAGGAGCCATTACCGTTCCTGTCCTACTTAAGTGGATAGCCGATGAGAGAGGAAAAAGCGCCGCTGATGTAGCTTTCGATAAATTGCAGGAGAGCCAAGGGGGCAATCCCTCTTTCTTCGAGGCGCTGATGGGGAGTCCTAGTGATTTTTTGAAATGGTCACAAGACGCCGGAAAAACTATGGTTGTAGGACGGCAGGAGTTCGAGCGACAATGGAATGAGTTGGTGAAGTTTACGAAGAGTAAGTCTCCTATAGCGGGTCTGGATCGTGACGTAATGAAATTCCATCCGAAAATTGTTAAACTATTCAATGCTTATCAGGCTGGTATCGATAAATCTGACAAAAGTGCTAAGAACAACGTCGAAACGTGGGATCAAGCTATGAAGCGTATAGACAAACTAATCAAAATGGGAAAGGGTGGCATTGTAGGTAAGTTGGTTCAGGATTTGCTTGCTGATGCTGATGAAAGTTTTGACGCCCTTGAAGATACCACTGTGCAAAGAGCACAGCAGTTGCAAGATGTTATAAAGCAGACAACGCAACAGGCTATGGATTCGTTGCGCAGCTTGTACTCGCAATTGCTTTCTGAAAACGAGCAGGCATTTGGTGCACTATTCCAAGGGCCGTGGCTTACATCGCAGACGTTCGATCTTGCAAAGGAATGGGGTATCACTCCACGCATCCAGGACATTATTCGCGATCTAGATGAACAGATCGAGCAATTCCGTCAGCGACGTAAAATGATCGACACGCTATTCAAGCGTGGTTTGCCACAAGGATTCCTCGATGAGTTGCGCACAATGGACGCTGAACAGGCCATGCCGCTGTTGAAAGAACTTGTTAGTGCAACTCCGAAGCAGACACGCAATCTTGTTGCGAAACTTAATCGAGCAGAGAAGGATATCAAAGCTGCTACTCAGCTAGATTTTACTCGTGAGATTGAAAGCTTCCGCAAGGCAGGAACGAACATGGGCGAAGCAATCATCAACGGTTTCCAGAGTGCCGGTGTCGGTGCATGGTTCGACGGATGGATCAAAGCGACCTTCCCCGACCTCATTAATGCCGCCGTAGCACAAGCTGTGAAAGACTGGAAAACGCAGAATCCTAAGACGGTTGCCCCACCACTTGCGCCTCCACCACCTCCAATACAACCACCGATACAGCCACGGGGAAATACCACAACTACCACAACCCATACCGATAACTCCAAGACAGCGAACATTCATGTTGGCGGAGGTTATGAGCCTTACTCACCTAGAAACCCAACAGATGAACTACGTAGGGCAGCTTTTATTGCTCGTAACATTCCTTGGTGGAGTAGATGATAACGAAATTCGAAATACGTCCTGTGTCGGGATCACCTGTCGAACTGAACCTTATGACAGGTGGAATCCCTATCTATCCATTGAACGTGTGCGACATCTTTACGAACATGGATACGAAAGAGTTTAAGCGCATGGCTGCGGCAGGCGAGTGGCCGTCGTTCAGCTACCCCGGTGCGTTAACTGCCCACGTAGAGGGGAAAATTGTCGGTGCGGGAGCAACCGACGCGCTAGCTTCAGCCGACTACGTAACGAAACGCCTTGCATTACTCGATGCTGTTCTTCCACCAATTCAAGCACTCACGTCCAGAAAGCATGCTGTACTTAGGTGTCGGCTAGACGGTATGACCGAGGATGCAGATACCGATGTAATTGTGACACAGGTTCAGATTCCAATGGTAGCTCTTTTTCCCGCAATCAGTGAATTTATGATTACGTGGAAGGGTTTCAACCCGTATTTTACTGGCGTAACGACTCCAACCAATAAGTACCAACTTGGCTAGTTGGGAAGTCCGATTCCTCGATGCGGATACACCGAACAAGGTGTACACCGGACGCTTCATGGCTGAGAATCTGACCTATGAAATCATCAATAGCGACGATGGTGGTATCACTTGTGAGTTGCCATTGAGCGCCACACGCACTGATCTTCCCACTGTGGGCATTACTCGTGATTCCTTCGCGCCTAAACGCTCTCATTGGGAACTGTGGCGAACTGGGTCAAGTGGCGTTGCGAAGGAACTAGGTAGCGGTATAGTCACGTCCGTCAACTTAAACAAGGATCGAGATACCATCCTAATGTCGGGACGCGACTGGCTATGGTATCTCAAACAACGTATCTATCCGTTCAATCCCGAAGCATATGTGACTTTTGATCCCAATGAAGCACATCATTATTGGGACAAATGGCCGAAACAATGGCCTGAAGGAACACCTGGAAATACAGCTCCCGTGGATCTAACAATTATCGTGCGCGATCTAATTCGCGCTATGCGGGTTGCAAGGCCAGTCGATCCTCAAACAGGTTGGCCGCTTTCTGGTATCCCCAATCCTGCACCGGGTGTTCCTGATATCACATTCAATGCACCCAACACAGGAGTAACGTCAAAGTACCAGATATTTCCTGGCGATCAGACTACGATCTACGATCACATCAATACACTTTCAGAGCGTTTCGATGGTTTCGAGTTCGACATTGATCCAATATCTCTTGAGTTCAAGATGTGGTCGCCTCGACGTGACAATTCATCGGGATTCCCGGAATATATCATCAAAGTGGAAGACCTTGCGACGTTTGATCCCAACATTCCTGCTCAACAGCAAATCCTCGAAGGCTATGGGCAAATCATAGAGTTCGACTGGACTAACGACGGGCCTGACGGTACATACCTTCTAGGACTTGCTACACGAGATCATAGAGTTGGTCGCGTCTGGACAGACATTGATAACGTGAATGAGTTCGGTCGTCTCGATCTTGTTTATGACTATGGATCAATTAAGGATACCACGAGTATCTTGCAAATGCTCAAGGATCAGAACGACCTGCATCCACAGAAGAAACTAGGAATCACATTTCTAAACCCTGAATTCCTTGTACCAAGCATGTACACAGGTGGAAGACCGCGTTCACTAATGGGCGCTATGATCTTTGTGCTACACGACTTCACTCCTTATCACAAAGTGAACGCATACTTCCGTATCAATCAGATCGGATGGGTAGTCGATAGTTCATCGAACGAGAAAGTTACTTGGGGACTTGAAATGATTTACGAACCTACTCTGCCTGGATCATAGATGCCACTTCGTCGTAAAACAGTTGCTCCTCAAACCGAAAATGCGGTACTTGCTGAACGTGTATCTAAACTTGAAAAAGAACTACGCACGATAAGACAAGCTGGCCCTACAACAATCCAAACGGTTGATACGGCAAAATATCTTGATCCCGCTCAAGGTGAAGTGTTTCTCAACTGGCCCGGTACACATAAAACAGCCGAGCCTACCGATCCAATTCAATACCTGCATGATGGAGCATTAAAAGGAATCGGTGGTGCTACTCCTCAAGTTTGGGCATTCTGTTCAACTGAAAACTCTGGTTGGGAATCTGCTGATAATTCCGCTGAAACCGAAGTAGACTACTATCGGATTTTTCTTTCGGATACCGCAATTTCAGCAGACTTTTTTGGGTTCGATGTTGAAACTGCTGGTGGGCAGTTTGGTGATGATCGAGGCTTTCTTGTTATGAAGCAATCTGGAATCTACACGTTTACTCAACAATTGCTCACTAGTGATCTGATAGACGAAACCGACTGGACTTATCAAACGCGTCTTGCATGTATAACTGGAAATGCGATTGGTAACTTCGGGGCAATTGCAGGCGTTACAGGTGCATTTCCCGGACAGATAGGTACGATCCCTTATATACAGAACCGCGAGCAATTTCGCATTTCTGAAGCAGGTGGAGATGACGTGTGGCTAACTCACTCGTGGACTTTACCAATTCGACATCCTAGCCCCGGAAATGGTCGGCACTGTGCTCGTATGAGGATGTTTCATACCACCCCTAGTGCCTTCTGGACAATACGTGTTTGGGTGACTAGAAATGGTGATCTAGATTGGGATGGCGATGCTTTTTCAGGGGCGAACGCCACGTGGAGCGTCTAACGAATAATGAGAACTCCTGAAATTATCCTCATAACGGCGGCGATCCTTTTGGGCGTCTTCTACGGGCTACCTGCGATAATGGAGCGTAGAGGTTCACTCTGGAAAGATATGGCAGAAGAACGAGAAGCCGCTTTGAAGGAAGCACAGCAACGAGAGAAGGAAGCACTTCAGCGCGTGCGCGAGCTAGAAATTCTTACCGATTTAAGTGCCTTGCAGAAAGATGTCTCGGAAGGCCGTGAACAAGCAGTTCTAGTTGTAAAAGCCGAGATTGCAAGCATTCAGAGATCAATCGTGGAAACAGAAGAGCGCATAGTGTCAAGCCATGAAGCTCACGAGCAACGAGCACAGGAGCGACATGAAAAAATCCTTAAAGCGTTCGATGCAGTAACAAAGAGGCTAGAGACATGACAGCTTTTAATCAATGTTTCCTATTTCTAGGCAATCCTAACGGGGGTGTTGAGGATTTTTCTTACCTTAAGGGAGAAATGTCCTTGGAAGCCGAGAATAAGGAAGGAAAGACTGTATGAAAAATTTATGGGTAGATGCAGGTAACGATCCAGATTTCAATAAAGGTGACCAGCATAAAATTGATGGTTACTTCCTAGCAATGTTCGACTCACGCACGACACTCACTCAACTCCAAGCTATCAAGGCTAAGGGACATACCTGTGGAATCTATATGGTAACGAACTGGCCGCAGTTCGTTGGAAAAAGCCCCACTGAGATTGCAGCGATCGTGAATAGCGAATTTCAGCGCGTTCTCCTCTCAGGACTCCGCGTGCAGTTTGATATGGAGGAGCATGATCCAGAGAAGATAGCTACTGTTCTTGAGGAGTGGCGAAAACTACAACCAAAAATCAACACATCTTGGACGATGGAAAGTTTTCAGGGGGGGTGGATGTCACCTAGTTTCGTGTCTCGTATGCTAGCATGTAAGGTAAGAATCGTACCTCAGTTCTATAAGGGCAACATGGGCGCTGTCGATGACCCCTGGGGATTGCTAGCCGAACAGGTGGCTCAGGACATGGCACTCCGCGATCTCACTCGACGAGGCTTTCCTGAGTCTCTTGTTACCGGGTTCTATGATGCAGCTACGTTGCCTCAAGGAACGCCCTGGGATGGATTTGCATTTACCCAAGGTAGACTGCCATAACGACAGGAGGGAATGTGCCACTAACACCCGAGCAGGTTCCATACACCGGCCCGTATGGATTATCAACAAGCTCCTTCAAATCGAAAGGCCCAACAGCGGAAGCTATCAAGCGGGCAATGGGGCATCTTAAGTTGCTTCCGTGGGGAGACTACGATCAACATTGGAATCTCTCTCTGTGGGAAGCCTTTGCGGACTGGAAGCAATCGGTCGGACTAGTTCACGATGGTAGTTATGGCCCGAAGGCGTGGGAAAAGCTACGTGCCGCAACATACAAAAAGGATG